TTTAAACTAAACATACCACTTGACATTCTATTAGATCCATCAAAATGAAAGACCTTTGTAATACCAAGAATATCTGGTGGCACTTGTAAATAATTTGATGTTTCATTAAAACTAAATGAAACGGTTTGACCATCAATTGTTGATGTTGCTGTTTGTGTAGTGATACCTACATTGTCTGTATTTCCTCCTCTTGATCTTCCTCTTTTTATATCATCTTCAGTAATTTCGTATTTTAAGAATGTTGGATATACACCATCAAAATGTCTCTCTTGAAAATATTGAATAGCATCATCCAATATATCCTCAACTTGCTCATCTGCAACGTTGATTTCCAATACTGGTGCACCTAACTGCCTTTTAGCGTAGGTGATTAATTCTGATCGGGTGGATGGTTGGGCCATTTATACTATACCTCTATCCATATTTATAGTGCGGAGATTGACGATATACCTGGTTGAACAAGAATGTTACCATCAACTAATCTGTAGAAAGTATTTCCTGAACTAACAATAACGTCATAAACATATCTACCTTCTTCTAAAAGTTTAGTTTGTGTTCCACCTAATGATATACGAACTTTACCATCAGCAGCACTTGTAAAACCAACAGTAAAGGTTGCTGCAGGAAAAGCAGTAGATCCTATGGAAACACTTTTAGTCATCTGAGATGATCCAGAATATCCTTCAAGACTAAATGCAGTGTTTGATGTTCCTACAACTTCAAAGTTACCTTCAAAATTAGCACCACCAAGCATTGAAAAGTTAGCTGCATATGCAGCACCTGCCTCTGGATCAAAAGTAATTTTTTTAGTTGCCATTTACTAACTCCTTTAGTAAAGATTTAATCTCATTCATTTCACTTTTTAAACTTGCAAGATCTTCTTCAATAGTTAAAGATTTTTCTTTTTCAAGTTTACGTTGCTTACGACGATTCATATATTGTTCATAAGCAGTTGTATTAGTATTGATGATTTGATCGGTATTTGGATCTCTGACCAAATCTGAGTTACCTTCAACTGGAATGTAATTTTTCATTATGCTAAAGTGATAACTCTTAGATCAGACACTCTAGGAACATATGTTTGATTTGTCGATGTTAAAACAAACTTAACTCTATAGTATTTGAATGGTGGAAGATCCTCCATATTAAATTCATATTCTTTGAATGTCACATCTTTACTAGAGAATCCACCAACATCAACTTTAGGGATAAGTCTATCAGGTCTACCATCACTCTTAGAAGAATCTATTACTTGACCTAAATCATTTAAATTAGCATAGCCTGGGAATGGTTCAAATATTGGATCAAAGTTTGGAGTGGAACTAATCGCATAATACGCTCTTATATCAGAAAACTCATTGATATGTGCATCAAGCAATATTTTAATTGACGATGCTGAGTTTGCTAAACTATTTTCTCTAGAAATATATTGACATGCTGTTGGATCGTCAAATACTGAATTAACTCTAGAATCTTCTATGTAATTCGTAATTGGAGCATCAACTCTATTAGAAATTAAAATCGCACTCATTCTTTGTAAATCTACAACAGGAGATAAATTTGGATTTCCTGTTTCTAACGTAAGTGTCATACCGAATGATCTATCACCATTTAATGCCTGAATTGCAGAATTGTTAGTTTCGTTAATTCTAGATGCTATCATTCTAGGTGAATTTAAATAGTTTGTTTTATTTAAAGTTACAGTTTCACTTCCTCTATCTAAGAAAGGTAAATCAGCACCTTGACCCAATCCATTACCTAAACTTGCTGCTGATACTGTTCTCATGGTAGCAGATAAGGTAGTACCAGGCACAGTTACATTAGCCACTTGAGGGTTAATAATTTGGAAAGGAATATTTTGTGTTGCATGTGCATCATATCCACCAGTTGATTTAGTATCATTAAAGTATAATTTTGGATTACTCTGTGCACTTAAATCACTTTCTCTAGCTGGTAAATTGAAGTTTAAACCTGTTAGTGCACCTCCCAAACCACTAGTGTCTATTTTAATAGTGTAACTATCAAATGTGATTGGATGAGGATCTCTATCAGTTACTTCGCTTAGTAAATGAGTTTTGTTAATTCTTCCAAGAGACACACCACCTAATTCATACTTGCGAACTGGAGTTCCTTTAATATAACCTTTTGCATTACCACCTCTAGTAATTCCTGTAATTGATCCACCAGAAGCACCAGTATATCGTAATACCTCATCACCTATTTGTAATAGGCCTGGATTTGTTGCTCCAACAGCAACATTCTCATAAGTTGTAAAGTTATCAGTACTGTCAACAGATATAGTTGAAGTAGAATTAGCACCATAAGGTAATGTTAGTTTGGTTGGAACTACATCAGATTCTACACCAGAGATTGTGACTCTATTAGTTTCATGATGCATACCGTGGTTTCTATGATCAACTGTAAAATGTAACCCATCACTTATCTCTGTAATCTTTGTCGCCCTAGTAATTCTAGCGTTTGTATTTGATGAACCAACTCTTGTATTCAACGATGTTGTTACACCACTAAAATCACCAGTTGATGGATTAGAATAAGTTAATATTCCATTTAGAGCAAAATCTCCTTGAACATTATCTAAAATTAACTCATTAGTGTTACCTATTGAAACAATAGACATTCTTGCGTTTCTACCAGGTAAAACGTCTCCATTTGATGCAGTCATTGTTCCTATTCCAAGAACATCACCTCTTTGGAATCCTGATCCAGAATTTACAATTCTTGCAGATGAAATTCCACCATCAGTAACTACAATATCAGCAGTTAAGAAATCTCCACCCGCAGTTATATTAGTCATTGCAATTCCAGTATAAGTGAAGGATCCAGACGTTGGTGTAAATCCTAAACCTGCATTAATAATACCCATACTACCTGTTCCTACACCAGCACTACCAACGAAATTACCAGATGCATTTGATGCAGCAGCGTAAACAGTATCTCCATCATTAAATGATAATTGATTGATGGTAGTTCCATTCACAAGAACAGTATCTGCTAATGAAGTTCCAATACCAACTCTAATTTTCTTTGAATTTATATTAATTGAGTTTGGTTGAAGTCTTGCAACTTGTCTATTACCTGCAGACAGAATTGGATTATATATTTCTAATGTTCCACTAGTTTCAAATACAGCCTTATTAAGAACAAATTTTAAATCTTCCCACTGACTTGGTTCCCATGTCGATGCGTTTTGTGATTTAAATAATGATCCCAAATATGGTTGTTGTGATATAAATTCATCAGTTAATAAATCAGACTCTCCAACTCTTGATATGAATACACTATATTTGGTTGACCATGATGCTAAACATATTGCATATTCGGTATTATCCCCTTCAAGGTATACTGGTGCTTCAAAATTAAATCTGGTCGCAACAGTTCCATTTGTTGATACATTGATTTGATCTGGAGATAAAATTATTTCAGAGAAAGGTAATACTTTTTGTGTTGGAACTCCACCTTCCATTGTTCTGATCTGTATCGTCACAGGAATATCCATGTCATCTTTGGATTGGAAGTAAACATCACAACTAGTAATGAATATACCACCCTCCTCAGTAACTTGGAAAGACTGTGCTAATGGATCATACCAAACATCTCGACTGCTTGTAGAAGTATCACTTGAAATTGCCTCTGTCTTCATGACAGTAGATCCAGTTAATGTTCTAATTTGTCTCTCGTCTTTTGTAGGTTTATCTTGAATAATAGCATTTCGAGTTGAAATAATATTTTCTTGAACTGTTTCTAATGTTCCAGAGGCAGTGTAAATATCTTCACCATATGTATCTGAATTTTCTTTGTCAAGAGTTTCATTATCAATCATGGTAAATGTTTTTGTTCCAGTTTCAAATTTTGGATGATTACCACTATTTGGATTTGGAATATAAAAACTACCTATTAAATTAGCACCAAGATCAGAAATTAATCTTCTTGTAGTAATGGTCGCAGTAGCACCACTGCTTTCACCTCTAAGTTCCATTCCAGTAGAAGTATATCCATAGAAATCTCCTTGAGGTTGATCTGCTAATGCTTTTGTATCAATATTCAATATAGTTGATGTTGCAGAATATGTGGAAGGCATATTTGTAGAACCATCATTAGTGGATGCGAGTTGAACAACACCTGGTGTTCCTAAGAATGTTTCAAGACCTGTTTCACCAACTTGAGAAATATATGGATTTTTTGCAAAAACTTCAGTTGGAGCGTTATATGGGCCTGATCTGTGATTTGCTTGTGCCACTCTAAATCTAATCGCAGGAACATCTGTTCCCTCTGCTGGTATACCAGATCCTGGCATTGTTCCAACAACAGTCTCTCCAACTTGGAAAGTTCCATTTGTCATGGTAATTTCAGTTAGTTTAGGAGTGATATATTTTGTTACCGCAACACCATCAAAGAATCCATATAATTGTGTAAGTGGTTTACATTTTGTAACTCTAACTTCTATATTTCTTGAACGCATATTTGTGATAACATCACGACTTACAACTCTATCTCCAAGAGATTCGTTATCGAATTGTTCTGTAACAACCTTTCTGGTTCCATTTCTAACTTGATTATCAACTTGGAAAGTATCGCGAATTGTATCTTCAATAGTAGTTGTTGTAGTTATATCATGGAAGACTGAATGGTTTACACCACCTCCACCGTTAATCCAACCTGCTTTTATAATTTCTTCCTCAGATGTTGTGATTGTTTCAGTTCTTTCTTCTTTCCGATCTACCTGTTCTTGACCAACCCAATCAGTCTCCCAAGAATTCCACTGTATTGGTGCTAATCCTGTTTGTGGATCAACTCCAAACTCCTGCATTGCTTGTGCCATAACACCAGCAAAATTACCTTCTTGCTGAATAATCTTCGCATCAAGTCTAGCGGTATCTACCCATGTATCTGATGATGGATTTAACTTTATAGTTGATTGCCAGAAACTAACCAAGAAAGGTGTTACACTCTCTGTTCTAGTAGCAAACTGTTGACTCAACCATTCAACTTCAGTGTAATTTAACGTAACAACATCACCCTGTTTTAGTATATTCGTACCTTCAGCAGCAAGAAAAGCACGATCAGAATTAACATCTACACCCTCAACTGGGCCAGGCATGAGATCAACAGAAGTGCAATAGTGTTGAGGTCTTAATTCATTTCTCTTAGTATCTAAACTACACTTAACTTTTATACCATTAGTTTCTTGTGGTTGAAGAGATGTGAAATTATCAACAAAGAAACCAGATTTAAATTTATTTAATCCATCAGCATCAGGAATGAATAAGTTTGATGTCTTTGTTTCAAGCATAGACAAAGATGTATAATATTCAAGATTCTTGATTCTATCTTCAAGTTCTTTAATATCACTCATTCTATATCTCTTATATTTTAAGAAATCAATTTGTGCTTGTCTTGGTTGGAATAAGAATGGTGGTAATTTAACACTTGCTATTTCAATTGCATCATCCACTCCAGTTGGTCTTTCCATTTTCTCAGATGGATCACCATATTTAACTTGGAATCTTCCAGTCTTATCTAAGAAAATTCTATCCACTCTACCCACAAAATGTGAGAAAGTAAGATTGATTGATTCATCAGATGCTAATATATTTTTAGCAGAACTTCCAGAACTATCAAATGTTCTTCCAAAAAATTCAAGTGGTGATCTAACACCCTCCGTGACTGTATAAGTATCTACTTTTGGTCTTATATCAATAGTATCAGTTACATATTCACCATTAATCATTGGAATATCTCTACTATAATCCCAACTATTATATGAATTTCTAGTTGTTATATCTCCATCATCAGTTGAATCATAATAACCATTTTTGAAATATATTTTTAATTGTTTTTTAGGTGGTTTTGCATTTGATTTTCTTGTGATAAATCCATAATCATAGAAAGTGCTTTTCTGACCAGTGTTAAATGTATAATTTGCAGATATATTTCTACTAGTATTATCTAGAGTTGTAATTAATCCTTGAACTGTTGATTCTTCAAATGTAACAACCTCACCCTCTTCAAATGCAGTTTCATTTTTAACAATATATGTAATCTGGGAATCAGTCACAATTTCAGAAACAACTGCGACAGCACCACTGTTTTGACCCATTAATTTTTCACCAAGCACAACATCTGTTGTTTTTCCAGATGGCCCATTTAAAGATGTTAATGTCATCTTAGGTGCAGTTGCCTCCGATGTATCAGTTGATTCAAAAATTCCATGAATTCTAATAACATCCGCTACATTCAACACTATCTTTTCATCTTCAACTCTAGTTCCCATTGGGAAATTACCAAATGTTAAACCATTATTTAAAGTTGTTCCACCAATACCAGATCCAGATAATTTTGATTTATCTACTACAATAGAATTTACACGATTTAATTTTTTTAATTTTGATGTTGGTTTTGATTTTTGGAGAGTTGCAATCAATGTTGCTCCACCTACTGCTGCTCCTAAACCAACTATTTGTAAAACTGTGTTACCTGAAGAGAATCTAAACATGTCATCATTTAATGCCACAGTTGTTCCATCAGGTCTCATGACAACATATCTTTCTTCATCAAAAGGTAAAAATGTTTCATTTGTACCAGCAGCTAAAGCAGATGATAATTGACCTAATCCAGTATTGGAATTAAGAGTAATATCAACAGTAAATTGTTTTCTAATTGTTATTGTTGAACTAGAAAGATCAACATCTGATACAAACGCTTTTGGTAATAATGAATATAACCTGTTATTAACAGATCTTTCTAACGGTGATGACTGAAGTTTTAAACTAGAAACTTGTGTTCTAGTTGCTGGAACTTCACTACTTACAACCCCAGTGACTGCTTGAACACCCTCAACAGTCACATCATTAGTGCCAACGTTAGTGATCCTTACGAATGTTGGAACATTATTATCCAATCCACCAAACGATAGAATATTATTTACTTTTAATCCACCAGGAAATAGAGAATTTTCACTGGTAATTGTGCATACTCCTGAGTGACTTGATGATATACCTGCAGTTCCAAAATCAATTATTGGTCTCTGTATCACATCTCCGTTAAATGATTTTGCAAAACCAACATTACCTAAATCAGGGCCACCATATATTGATTTTACATCTTGCATTCCATGAGATGTTACTGCAACAGCAACACGATTATTATCAATACCATTAATGATAAATGGTTCATTTTGAACAAATTTACCAGTCACATCATATACATTTAAAGATGTGCTATTAGTAACAGCATTAACTAAAAATCCTGAAGCACCACTATACTTTCCTTTTATTTCAGTTGGTATTGTAAACGTATCTGGTTGAGATAAGGTTATCTTAGAGAATAATTGAACATCATAAAGTGATGCATCCCACTCATTCAATTTAGAGTTAGATGTTGAATATGAACCAGACTCTAGTGCAAAATCATAAACTCTTGCAACACCAATCTCACTACCACCAGCAGTAGTTAAAGCACTACCTATTCTTTGATCTCTTAAACTTACAATATAAGTATTTCCGATTCCAATTTGTGGCACACCTTGAACATTATTAAGTCTTAGTGCGTTTCCAGTTTTATATGCAACACCTTGATTTTCTAATGTTTTTGAAGTTCTTGGTTTTGGGCAGTCTATATAAGTCGAACTTATGGTTTCAACCTCATATCCCTTTACAAATGCTTTACCTGGTGATACTTGATACACTGCAAGATCATCAGTTGCTAGTGATCCACCTTGAGTAAATTGACCTGTTTGATATACTCCATTATTACCTATGTTATCATTTAAAGAATCTTTCAGAGCGACACTGAAATTTTTGACCATGTAGTCACCAGATTCAGCATATGTTCTACGAGCTAATTCATCTCTAATAAAACCATAACTTGTATTTTTAATTTGAGATCTTAAAATACCGTTCTCAATGACTGCCAATTCAACAAAATTAGAATCATTAAAATCATCTAATGGCTTAGCAAATAGACTTACTGAGATTTTTAAACGATCTGCACCTGGTGCAGCATAATTATTAAATCCTTTTGAATTATCTGCTAATGTTTCATCTTCGTCGGCATTAATTATATCTTCATCTATCCTTAAACCAATTCTTGCACTAGGAGTATTTGAATATTGAGATAAAACTATAGTTTCGTCTTGAACCTGAACAAAACTACCTCTTATAAAATAGACTCCGTTTGATATTGAGAAAGACGCAGCAGTTGATGTTGCGTTATTTGCAATACATGAGGCAAATGATTCGCCAGTTGGTATGAACGCATTATTTTCAGGGCCTGAAACAATATCACTATCTGCTATTAATAATTCACCATCAGCAAATACTTTAATTGTGCTGTCTTCCACACCAGAAGACATGTATGAAATATAGAGTGTTAGATTACCATTCTCACTATTCTCAGACTTGAGAATTTGTTTAATTATCGCTGTTACACCTGTTGTTGCACCAATTATTTTTCTATCAATTAACTGATCAATATAAAATTCTACAGGAACTCCTAAATGACTATTATTTAACTCTACAGCATAATACTCAGGAGAATATGCAGTATTACCTGGTATTACTTTTGCACCTTCTTTAAAGAAATGTTGACCAAATTTTTCAATTTGATTCTGTAATATAGACTGAAGACCTGTTAGTTCTCTTGCTTGTACAGGATAACCAGGCTTAAAAAGAATCTTCTGATAATTATCGTTGGGATCGAAATCATCAAAATATGGTGAAACATTAAGGTTTGATTGTTGGGCCATAGTTAATTAGAACTGTAATATTATTTTGATGTCTTCTTTTTGATTGGAAGATCTTGTGATAGATGGTCTGTGATCAACATAAATCATATTTCCAGAATATTTGTCAATCTCTGGATTAGAAACTCCCTTAGTGAATGATTGACCAAGGTAATAGGTTCTATTATTTAGAGTAGTAGAGAGACCTGAGAATGATGTGCTAATTGATAAATTAGAACTTCCACCAACAATAGTCACACTTCCACCAGCAGCTGGTTCCGATGTAAATCTAGTAGTATTGTAACTTGGAACATTTAAATCTAAATGGGTGGGTGTTAATGCTGTGCTAATACCACTTGATCCTGCAGTAGCAAAACCTGCGATTGTTCTATCTTGCCAATATTTCAAAACACCAGTTGTCTGATCATAAGAGATAACTCTTCCAACAGCAGTTGATCCAGTGGCAACAGTTTGTCTCACATAATCATCTGCAGTAAATGTCACAGAACTATACCCAGTTCCCGACAATCTCAGTGCATACGCAGCACTTGCTTTATCTAATGTAAGTATTTCGTTAGAATTAAATGCTTTAGGGTTCTCTAAAATACCTATTCTAGCAACTTGGTTTCCAGTTATAAAGTCTGGGTTTTCAGCATCATTTTCAATTCTTGCATACATCAAAGCGTTAGTTGCACCCAACTCTCTGTAAATATCCGCAC